CCGTTTGTGATTTAAACTCATCACCACTAACTTTAGTCTGCTTTAATTTGAGTTGAGCTTTTGCGCTCTTTGAATCATTAAATTTTCTCCAATTATCAGATAAAAAATATCCTAATTGAATTTCATTAATATCAGCAGAATCCGTATTGGCCATTTCAGTGATATATCCCTTAAAGCTAAACACAACAAAACCTCTTTTATGTTTTTCTTTTATTTATATTAAGTGATACCGCCAGCTCCAAACAGTGATTTTTTAGTGCCGTTAAATGCTCCCTTATCAAATACGGGGCTGTCGTCGTTAAAATTTACACTAGGCCGAGGAACAGTATTAGCCGCTGATTGCGACTGACTTACGTTACGCTGGGCACCATCCTCAAGATCATATAACTGCATTTTAGCTCTATCAATACCAACAACAAATCGACGATAATAACTCAAGTCACCCCAACGATTTTTAAGTTGTTTAATCATTAGTTGACCAAGACTATCTAATTCTTCTGTTGTAATTAAACCCAAAATGCAGTCAGCAGTATGGGTAATTCCCATACTTTCAGAAGTATTAGTAAGATCCACGTCAGAGTTCCCATAACCATCACGATTAAACTGAGAACTAGTAATAACAGCACAATTGTATTCCATCGCAAGACCACGTACCTCCTCTGCTATTGATTTTACAAGTGTATATGAGTTAGCCGCAGCCGCACCTTTTACACGAGCTGAAGCACAGATATTAAGATAGTCAATCATAATAATATCTGGTTTAAAGTTTTTCTTCATACGAAGTTCGGTAAGCAGATGTCTAAAGTGACCGACATGGGCAGAACCGGTTGGATACTCTTTCACTACAAGTTTACCCGTTGATTTACCTTTGATGCGAGACATACGCTTATCGTAAACATCTCTTGGCATTTCAGATACCTCGTCAATCGTAACATCAAGAAGATTAGCATCAATACGTTCAGAGATGCGCTCTTCAGCCATTTCCATTGTAATATACAAAACGTTGTGACCCGCCATCATCGCGTTTGCCGCGGCATGACATTTAACTAACGATTTACCACCACCAGTCGTGGCCAATAAAACTGTCATAGATTTACGAGGTAAACCACCTTTGGTAATTTTATTGAGCAGTTCAAGGTCAAAGGGAATGCGCTCTTCTTTTTTATGATAAAAATCATATCGCTCCTGATAGTCTTCTAAGAAATCATGACCAACATGAGTATCAAAACTAATAGCCAAAGAGTCTTGTAATAGAGAAGGAAGTGCGTCTTTACTAAGTTCTTTATCAGAACCATCAACTACGAGAATAGCTTTACGAATGGCATTAACTAAATCTCGGTCTTGGCAAAACTTTTCTGTTTCTTTGATAAGCCAATCTTGGTCTGTATCAGTATCGCGCTTAAGACTGTCGACGGCATTCATAACATCTTTGTACGATGTTTCATTTAAATCTGTACGTTTTTCCAATGTAATTTTAAGCGCTTCAATAGAAGGAGGCGCTTTGTATTGCTCAACGTGTTCAGAATATGTATTAAAAACTTTTTTAAGATTGTTGTCGTCAAAGTAATCTTCTTTAACATAGGGATATACTTTGCGAAAATAATCTTCGTTAAAAACTAAATTAGAGATTACGGTGTTTTCTATCATGTATTACTTCCAATTTTAAGGTGAACTATGGCGACTAAATATAGCCGCCATAGATTTATAATATATCACTTAGCTGAATTTGTCAACAGATTTATTCTGCATCATCGCCGACAACTTCATCGACTTCCTCAACCGTTGGCTCATCAGATCTCATAATATTACCTGATGCGCCAATTGCGAACGAGTTTTTGATATACTGACTGAAGTCTGTTTTTTCAAACATCATTAGCCAAAACTCTTTATTATCGTTAACTTCTTTAGCACGCATCAGTTTTTCAGAAATAACCTCACCGGTTTCTGGATTAACTGCTTCATACCAACCAACTTTTGGTTTACGAAGATAACCGCCTTTTTCAGCGACATCCATAAGACCGGACCATTTAACGATACCACCCTCATAGCTTACACTGATTGGAATTTTAGATTTCTCTCGTACATGACGAGATTTCTCAATATTAATAACAAAGTGATAACCTTGAATTTCAGTACCAACCTTGTCTTGTTGACGTCCAACAATCCAAATAGTATCAGCTGAATAGTAAATACCTGTACCACCAGAAACAACATCTTTGGGAAACAAACCAATTTCTTTATAGGTATGGTTAACCGCAATAAGTGGAATGTCTTTAAGATTAAGATGTGGTGTTACAATACGAAACAAAGACTTAAGAGCTTTAGCCCTTGACATATCTGCTACTGATTTACCATCAAGTGCATCTTCGACCTCTTTCTTAGATGCAAGGTTACCAACAGAATCAATTACGATGATTACTTTTTCACCCTTTTCGACTTTATCAAGCTGTTGAGAAATATCAAACTTAAGTTCTTCAACGTTAGTAATTGGTGTATGGACAGTTCGTTCCATATCAATTCCAAAGCTGTCAAAATAAGCTTGGGGTGTACCAAATTCTGCATCATAAAATAGTAATACAGCATCTGGGTTTCGTTGCATATAAGCACCAGCCATCAACAAAGCAAATGCTGATTTAAAGTGCTTAGATGGACCAGCCAGTACAAGGAGACCTGGCGTTAACCCACCATCAATTCGACCTGATAACGCAACGTTTACCATTGGCACTTGGGTAGGTGCCATGTCTTTTTTACCATAAACTTTGGAATCCATAATAGGAGCCGTCATTTTAATAGTACTGTTTTTCACAAGTTTGTCTAATAGACTCATATTATTTTCCCTCTACAATCGTCGATAGTTTAGCTTTATAGGCTTCAATTTTCCCGACTCTATCGGGCCAAAAGATAGTTGATTTATCTGCATTCTTACATAGATTATCTAAGAACGGAGTAATTGACTTGAAGAGCAACTCTAGCCTATATTCTAAATCATCAGCCTTAACTTTAGCATCATTAAGTTGGTCCTCAAGTGATTGCTTTTCGTTACTGACTTGTTGAATAGTTTCTTTGGCTTCAGCTTCTTTTTCCTGAAGTTCTTCATCAATAAAACTGAAGCCAAAGTCAAAGTCTAGAACCTCTTCGTAGACTTTATTAGCCATTCGCTAGCTCCTTAAAGATTGAGAGATCATCGTCATCATCCATAGATACACTAGGTGCTGAAGCTGGCATAGCCTCTTTTAGTGTTGGTTGTGGTGCTGACGATTGTGAGTTACCCATGTTGCTTAGATCCAAATCATCATCTGCATCCATCGCAGTGGATGGTGTGGATGGTTCTTCGTCAAGCGCAAGAACTCTATAGAGTTTTGTTTTCAACTCAGCATATGACTTGAAGTTCTTTGGATCAACCAACTCTTGCAGTTTATGCTGTTGGTTCCAGATAGCTTCGATTTCTGCATCATCTTCGGCAATAGCTGATGGACTATCAAACTCAGATTTATCATAGTTTGGATAACCTTCAAACTGACGAATTTTCAAACGGAAGTTTGCACCTTCCCAAAAATCGAATGGGTTAACTGGTGTTTCATCCTCAAACTGAGGATTCATTAGGTCGTTGCATTTATCAAAGATTTTCTTACCAAATTGATACATGAATACTTTACCATCATTTTCAGGATTGGCAGAGTCTTTAATAACAAGGATATTTGCAACGTATTTTAAACGACGCTTTTGCTTACGCGCAAGATCTTTATCCGAATCAAGTCCTGTATTCCATAGTTTGGAATTATATTCAGAAACCGGATCATCTTGGTTGAGTGTTGTAAGCGAGTTTTCGATGTACCACAGACCTGTTGGGCCTTGGAAACCGTGATCCCAAATACGTACGAATGGCATTTCCTCACCTTGTGAAGCAGGTAGGAAACGAATGATAGCAAAACCATTACCCGCTTTATCACGAGTTGGTTTCCACATTTTACCTTCGTTGGGATCTGAATAGCTCTTTTGAGAAACTTTCTCGAGCTGGGCGTTCAACTTGTTCAGTGATGTTGAACGATTCTTTTTAAGTGCGTCAAATGACATAGTCATGTTTGTATCTCCTAATTTTTGCGTTATATAGCATTTGTTTGTATTGCGAAATATGCGTTACACGAGGTAACGGTATATTTATATCAGAAAAACAGTTCGCGAACAATGTTTTTAAACTTTTTTTCGTCATAGTCTAAGAAAGGTCTATACTTTCTTAATAAGGTTATTATATCATAAGCTACGATTTTGTCAACTACTTCTTTATCCCAATAAGGAAAAATATTTGACAACGAAGCTAAGATAGTAATAGTTTCCAAGCTAATTTGTTTTTGTAAGTATAAAGTAATCAACAAAGGATGTTGACCATTAACTGACGTAAAATTAGCTTGGTAGTTATCATCGAGCTTGGCCAAATCAGTTTTAAATATCCTGGTCAAAGAATCCATTTTTCTTTGCCAATCCATATAACGTTCTTCGCCCACAGGCTCGAGGATTTCACGGATCCAGATGTTAGGCTTAACAATCATATTAGCTAACATTAATTTTTCTGGATCGCTTTTTTCAGATAATTTGCCGAAAAAATAAACGTCGTTGCGAGTTCTAAACTTGTCATACGACGCTCTTATTTTTCCACGATATTTTTGATAGTCATACTTTTGATCTGTGAAATGTTTTTTCATAGCAAGGTATTTTACATACCACTGAAAAGACTCTTCGTTAGCATAACTCTGTGATGTCAGGATCATCTTGTATCACCAATTTCATTTTAACAGCTTCGGTACGAACTTTTTCTTTTAAAATAGAAGATTTTTTAACAATATCAGCAACTACTTCAATTTCAAGTTCGTGGATTCTCGCATATTCAACCAAAGCATCTATATAATTAACACCGTTAGCGAGCATATAGGCAATTTCGTGATGTACCTTCTCAGGTGTTCTTGGCGTAATCGCCATTGCTTTTTCATCCATTGAGAGTTTTGATACCTTCCAGCCAGTTTGTAGCTGCTGACTCAGCCCAATGAATGTTTTTACCTTCGTAGATTTCTTCTTTAATGAATTCTCCGTTGATAAAGAATCTAACTCCGCAACCGTTTTCTGTTCCATAATACTCCGCTTTCAGGCTTTGACCGCCGTTTTCACCCATTAATACATTCATTTTAGACTCCTTTAGCTTTTAACTTCATTGATATAAGAAGAGGCTTTCTTAGAACCACAATTTTTACAATAAAAGACTTTAACTTCGTATTTAAATTTATCGAACATAATAAATGTATTGCCACAAGTAACATTAACTTTTTTGCAACAGCCATTAACCTCAATTGGTTCAGACATTTAAACACTCCCCTTTATTGCATATAATTTATATTATCATCGTAAGTTGTAAATGTCAACTACTTTTTTGCTCTTCTTGAGTTTTATATTGCCATTCATCTGTATGGCCAACAGACCATTTTGGTTCTGTTTCTACCGCATAATTTTGAGTGCAGACTTTAAAGTCTGGTCTTTTTAAATCGGCGGGTGTTAAGGAGCTATCTCTCC